CTATACGCAGACACCGGCGGCGTTCGATCCGCCGACGTGGTATTGCGCGATTCGCCCGGCTTCGCAGCGGGAACTCGAACGAACGACGGCCGGGACGACGTTGACCACGGCCACGCACATCGTGGAAGGCGCCTATCGATCGGACATCAAGACCTCGACGCAGATCGTGTTCAACGGGCGGACCTTGTTCGTCAACAGCGTCGTCAATCCGGAGGAGCGGAATATCAGCCTCGTGCTGCTGTGCAATGAGGTGGTCATCTGAGGATCGTATGAGCCTGCTGGAATTGCTGATCGTGATCGTGCTGATCGTGTGGCTGCTCGGCGGGGTGGTGTTCCCGGTGGGCACGTCGCTCGTGCATCTCCTCCTCATCCTCGTGTTGATTCTGATCGTCGTGCGCGTGGCGCAGGGGCGCACCCTATGAGCATGAGCGCGCAGTGGACCGGGATCGACGAGTTTCGGGACTGGTTGCGGAGCCTGCCGGTCGACGCCCCGCGCGAAGCCGAGAAGATCGTGCAGGGCGAAGCCAATGCCGCCGCGTTTCAGATTCGCTCGCGGTATCCCGCGCGGACCGGGAACCTCCGCAACAAGGTCACGGTGCAGCGGCGCGTGAGTCGGCAAGGCGTGGTCAGTTACGTCGTGAAGAACACGGCCAGACACGCCGCGATCTTCGAATACGGGACGCAGGCGAGACACACCCACATCGGCGCGAACCGCGGATCGATGCCACCGGGACACGTGTTTCTCCCGATCGTCCTGCAGCGGCGGCGCACGATGTTTCTGCTCCTGAAGGATCTACTGGTGCGCTTCGGCTTCACGAGGGTGTTCGGCGATGCCTGATTCACAGGACATCGACACGGCGCTCCTGATGAAGCTCAGTAGCGATCCGACGCTGCTGGCGCTGATGCCGGACAACGTCTGGTTCGATGAAGCGCCGCCGGGCGCGAAGCGCTTCGTCCGGATCACGCTGGTGGCCGAGCACGACGAGTCGCGCTTCGAGGCCCGCGCCTATGAGGACGCGCGGTATCTCGTCATCGCCGTGGCGCTCTCGACGGCGCCGAATGCCGCCGCGAACGTGAAGAGTGCGGCCGCGCAGATCGATACGCTCCTCGAAGGCGCGGTCCTGATGGTGACCGGCTACGCCACGATGGTGGTGGAGCGCGAAGAACGGATCCGCACGACTGAAGTCGATGACGTCGATCCGACGGTGCGGTGGTATCACCGCGGCGGGCAGTATCACGTCGTCATGAGCACGTAACCAGAGAAAGGGACAGGCCAATGGCACTGACCGCCAACATCAATCTCTACGCCACCGGCAAGCAGACGAGCGTGCTGGACCAGGGGACGGCGACCTTCCCCTTCGCCATCAGCACGGAGGTCGCCTTCACCGACGGGACGACCTCCGGGAAGGCGGATCGGATCTTCGCCGACACGCGGACGCTCGCGGCGAGCGGGACGGAGAACCTCGACCTCGCCGGGTCGTTGGTCGACGCGTATGGCGCGACGCTGACCTTCGTCACGATCAAGGCCGTCATCGTCAAGGCCGCCGCCGGCAACACCAACGACGTGCAACTCACGCGGCCGGCGTCGAACGGCGTGCCGTTCCTGATGGCGGCCGGTGACGGGATCGCGCTGAAGCCGGGCTTTGTCTTCGCCTGGTTCGGGAACGGCACCGGCGTGACGGTGACAGCCACGACGGGCGATCTGCTCACGGTCACCAACAGCGCCGGCGGCACCGGCGTGACCTATGACGTGCTGGTCCTCGGGACGAGTGCCTAGGGCGACTCGGGGGAACTCTTTTCAGGGAGTGAACGATGCCTCTTGATCAACGGCTGCATGGGAAGAACGGGCGCATCCAGATGGATCCGGCGGGCGGATCCGCGCTCGTCACCCTCACGGATCTGGATTCGTGGACGCTCGACATGGCGACGGCCCGCGAGGTGGTCACCGCCTTTGGCGATACCAACGTCCGGCGCGTGGCCGGGCTGCCGGACTTCTCAGGCACGCTGACGGGCTTCTGGAATGCGGTTGCCAGCTCGTCGCCCGCGTACTTTGCCGCGGTGCTGGCGGGCACGCCGGTCACGCTGAAGCTGATTCCCAACACGCTCGATCCGGCCGCCTACTTCCAGGGCCTCGCCAACATCGACGGGTCGGTGAACGTCAGCGCCACCGGATCGATCAAGACCGCCGGGAAGTGGGATGCGGGCGGCAACTGGACGATGACGCCCTAGCGGATGGAGGTGCTTCGCGGCGTGGTGGGCCGCGTCGACTGGGGCTACTTCGAGGCGGCCGCCATCAACGGCTACGCCGTGCGACCGTGCGCCGATGGCTCGTGGACGCTGCGCGGCACCGTCGTCAAGGTCGATGCGTTCAAGATCCGCCAGCGTCCGCTCGTCTTTGTCGCGCCGCACAAGGATGGCGAGTGGCGCTGGCCGGTCACGACGTTCGACCTGGCGGAGGGATCGGGACCGCGGGAATGTCAGGGCACGCTGGGGCCGCAACTGCCGGAGATGATCACAACACGGGGGCGCGTCGGGGAGAAGAGTAAATGGGCATTCGATTCATCACGCCGGACACGGTAACGCTGCCGCTCAGTGATGGCGACTCCATCACCATCAAGACACGTCTCTCGCATGGCGAGCGCGACGCGATGTTGGCGCGGATGCGCGCCGACGACGGGAAAGACCTGCGGGCGGCGGAATTGGCCGGGTATTTGGTGGCGTGGTCGTCGTCGGTGCCGTACTCGCTCGAGCTGCCGGAGGACGAGCGCATCGCGACCATCAACGCGCTCGACGCCGACAGTTACGACGAGATGCGAGACGCGCTGAAGGCGCATCTCGATGCCCAGCAGGAAGAAAAAAAAAGACGCACTGGCGTGACCGGGTCCGCACCGATCTCTTCCTCGCCTGCCGCGTTGGTTGGCGCTATGAGTGGATAAGGGATCTCGATGCGGATGTCTACGACGTGCTCTTGGATGACATCGTGAAGGGATTAGAGCAGCCGACGTAAATGGCGATCCAGGGCATCTTCCTCGCGGACTTCTCACAGTACAACGCCGCGGTCGACGGCGCGGACGCGAAGCTCCGCAAGTTCACGTCTGCGACGACGACGCACGACTCGGCCGTCCGGCAATTCAATCGCTCGACCGACGGGTCCTCGAACTCCTTCGGCCAACTCGCGACGGGCCTGTCAGCGGCGGACAAGACGCTCGCCGCCTTCGGCGTCCACATCACGCACGAAATCCATGCGCTCGATGAAATCTCGCAGGCGGCCGGGCAGAGCGCGAAACAGATCGGCCTGGTGGGCACGGCCAGCCTCGTCGCCGCCGCGGCGTTCGGCGGGTGGGAAATCGGGCGGAAGGTCGCCGAATTCCTGGACCTCGATAACAAGATCGTGGCGTTGACGGACCACATCTTCAACCAGGGACTCGCCACGGAAACGGCTGCGGCGAAACAGGATTCGATCAACCTCGCCATCAAGCGCGGGGCCGATGCCACGGTCACCTACACCGAAGCCGTCCAGTTCAACGCGGAGTGGGCGAAGAAAAGTAACGAACGCGTGAAAGACGCCGCCGACCTCGCCAAGGCCCATGAGAAGGCGATGAAAGACGCGGCGGACGCCGCGGCCAAGGAAGCCGACGCCCTGCAGAAACTCCAGAAGGCACAGGAGGATTTGGTCCACGGCATCGCCGACAAGCTCTTTGGGGCCGACGATCTGAAGAAAGCGACCGACTACGCCGAGGCGATCGGGCGCGTCGAGAACGTGACGACCATGAGCGCGGAAGCGCAGAAGGATCTCGCGGAGGTGATGCAGAAGGGCGTCGAAGCCGCCCTGCGCATGGGCCTCGGGACCGATCAGTTGACGTCCAAGTTTTTCGAATTGCAGCTCGCCGCCACCGACACGAGCCGCAGCCTCACGCAGATCGAGACGGACGAAGAACGGCTCAAGCGCGAATCCGCCGAACTCGAAAAGGCGATGAAAGAGAACTTTGTCGTTATCGGCAAGAGTGCAGAGGAAGCCGCGCAAAAAACCGCCATGAGCTGGTCCGATGCGATGGCGCAGGTGCGCGCAGGGAAAGCGACGCTGGGCGGGACGATTCAGGGCATCGCGCCCGGCGCGCCGGGGAGCACCGTCCGGTACGACGATTACGGCAATCCCTACGGCTATATCCCGGGCGTGAATCAGCCGGGCAAGATTGCGCCGCCGAGCCGCACCGGGACGACGTCGATCTTTGTGGACGCGCGCGAGTCATTCTTCGACACGCCCGCCGGGGCACAACGGTTGGCCGAGAAGGTCAACTACGCGCTCGGCACGCAGGCGGCCAGTCAGGGGCGCTACTGATGCAGGACGCTCGTCTCGGCGTCGGGCGGGTCGGCGGCTTCCGGTTGGGGGATTACCGGCCATACGTGCGCATGAGCATCGATGGCGTCGCGCGATCGTTGCGAGTCGATCAGTTGTCGGTGCGGGACACCGAAGGAGGGATTCCGAATACCGCGACCTTGCGCGTGTCCGGGTATGAACCGAACGAAGGGGAAGCCATCCGGATCGGCCTCGGGGCGCTCGATGCGAACCACTACATCTTCGCCGGCCACATCCTCACGAAGCGCCGCGTGTACGAAGCCGACAAGGTC